AGCCCGATAAGCCAGATAAGCCAGATAAGCCAGATCAGCCCGATAAGCCAGATAAGCCAGATAAGCCAGATCAGCCCGATAAGCCAGATCAGCCCGATAAGCCCGATCAGCCCGATAACTACTTCTCAACTCGTTAAAAATTTTATAATTTTTTTCCGAAGGATTAATGACGAGGGCTTTCATGGATTCAAGTAGAGGCTTGGACTGTTCATCGTGCGGATACTTTTCGGTAACATACTCTATCCATAAATCATAAGCATAGCAGATATACTTTTTCAACTGTTCCTTTGTGAATATTTTCGTAAATAACCAGTTCATCCACTCGTACTTTTTTGCATCGAATAACTTTTGTGCGAACTCTTTTGCTTCCAATCCTATCAAACCTCTTGAGGTAACCCATGTTAAACCGGGTTTGCAGGCATCCTTTTCTCTTAAAAGCTCTGTAGTGATTTTCATTATGTAATTCCCTTCTATTGGTTTATGATTTGGTTTTCGGTTATTATGCCGGTGCAGCCTTCAACCCTGCATTTGTACTCTGTTTCGGTTACTGCGTCAAACTCTTTGTGGCAGCATGTCATTTTTGATGTATATAAAAGCCTGCCCGATGTAAACTTGCCTGTGAAGATGTTCGAGAAACTACGCACAAGCCTTAAGCTTTCAAGCCTTTTCCTGATCTCATTAAGAGAGCGTGAGTTATCGATATTATTTACAAAGCTTAGTTCTGCCTGCATTATAGCCAGTTGAATAAATTGTTTTGAATTTCTACAGCTTCCGGATCTTTCGCCAGGTGTTTATTGAACCATTCGGATTCTGCCGGGTAAGCGGCTTCATATTCCTGCATAGCGTTATCATCTGCGCGCAATAATGCATTGTTCATGCCATCGAATATTGAATAACCATAGCCAGCGAATTGTATGAGCCACTGCGCATAACGCCTTTTAGCCTGATCTTTAATGCTGCGAAAATATTCTTCATTGTATTTTTTAGGCTGCATTAGACTCCTTCGCTCTGCGGGCAGAATGTTTTTTGTTTGCGGAATTGAATTTTTTAAGTTCAGCGATACCATCAACCAGGGCGACGTTCTTCTGAACGAATGCGCTTGTATTTTGATTTTTCCGTACTGCCCTGCCTTTGGATGTGAACCGCTTTATGCAGAAATCAGAAGGGATATAAAAAAACCGATGCTTCTTCGCTATAAGGGATAGTATTTCTGATTTACCCGGGTTAAAGTTTGCAGGTAAATTTTTAATATCCTTCTTAAGTTGTGTCTCGGTAATGCACCTGTCCTCTGGGATTCCGTTCATAGTTCGCCTTTATTAATTTTTCCGATTAGCTCTGCGTTGGCCCGTAACTGTTTTTTATCATGGTGATCAGCCAGCCAGGGAAGGACTGCGGAATTTATATCTGTTTGCAGGCCATAGCCTATAGGAAATGAAGACCTGAGCTCATGGTCATAATTTGCGCCATACTTGTGATCGTAAGTGCTCACAAAAAACTCATCTGAAAGCAACACGTTAATTACAGCAAATAGTTTATGTTTAATTCTTCTTGCCCTTTTCATAATGTTATAATATTTTTATTTACAAGAATTTTAATCAATTCAGCTTTAGCCTGTGATTCGTTTATTGCCGATGCTTTGAATGCCTTATCTTCAATTTTTACTGCAGCTTCATAGAGGTTCTTTAATGTTTTTGTAACGGTAGCCCCCACCGGCAGGAAAATATTCAATGCATCACCGGCTATTGCGGCAGTGTAGCTTTTTTCCCAGCCTTTGAATTTCGCAATACGGTCTGCAGGATAAACCTGTTTGTCATTGTTAAACCAGTAAGCCGGTGCAAGATCCTGGCGGAAGCCTATTTTTTTCAGCATAAAGCAGGATGCGAAATCAAGATAGACGCTGTGAAGTTTGTTGTTAATATGCAATTTCTGTAACCCCCTTTGTTTATAAATTAAAGCTTTAATCTTTTCATGGCTTCTTCGCACATCTCATTATTAGGCTGGTCGCCTGAACGGTTCGAGAGCTTCAATACTTTATCAGCCAAATTCAAAATAGATCCAAGGCCTCCCAGCTTGCCGTATTTTGCAAATACCTGCTCTATCATTTTTTCGGTGATCTTGTGTTTTCCGAAATGCTGTTTAAATACCATCTTTACATCATCAGCATGAAGCGGCTGGAGTATTTCAGTGTATTTTACGCGGCGCATTAAGCGAATCAGGTTTTCTCTAAGATCGCTGGGCCTCTTTATTTTATTCATAAGGTTTTCATCACCCACAAATGCAATCCCCAGGTTACCTTTACCATCGTGCCAGATGTCGCGAAGTATTTCAAACATTTTTCTGTTAAGCCTGTCCGATTCATCGAATATTAAAAGCCTTTTTTCCTGCAGCATATTATTGCTGATCTGCTCAAACATCTGTGGGATCGAAAGCCCCATACTTGGGAGTCCGAGCTTTATACAAAGCGTAGTAAGTAAGTACCGTACCGAAATGATCTCTGGCACATACAGGTAAATGGCAAATGGATTCTCAATTGCGAATCGCTCTGATGCCAGGGTTTTCCCTGCTCCGGATACCGCGCCTATAACCGATATAGTTTGCTCATCGAAAGTTAATTGCAGGAGGGTTTCCATCTTCTCAAGCAATTTTGTAGGGTATATATTCTGCTCAAGCTTTTCTATAAAGCGGGTAACTATCTGCAGCTTAATGGGATCAATCGGTTTATTTTTCTGCAGTGCGTCAAGCTCATCCTGAGAAATACCGATCTTGGATACAAGCTGTTCGTCTGAAAAATCATACTTGGCTTGAAGGTCGTTTAATTGTTTTAGAATTTCTTTCATAGTTGGTTATATTTTAATAAAGATCTACATCCTTATATTTATTTACCGGATTCTTTTCAGCGTTAAGTTCATTTTCATCATTGATTATCTTTTCCATTTCGCTTTCCATTCCGTTGATCTGGTATATTTTACCGATTCCCAGGGTTTTATTAATATGCTTTTCTTCCCTGCGCTGGTCAGCGATCTTGGCTTTATATATCTCATCATTGTAATGGATCTTTTCCCATTTACTGGCAAGGCACACATATTTCAAACCGGAAAGTATTTCGGGCGTAAGGTTCTTCCTGCCATCAACTCCCTGGAGCGCATCAGAGTGAAACACATAAAGCTCGCTTGTGCTTGTATTGGTATAGCGCAGCAGAACCTGCTGCCCGATAAGAGTCTTAAGTTTTGAATCCCAGAACTCCTCGCCCCTGAATTCAATGCCTTTTTTATACTGCACGATGCGGATCTCGGAATTCATGGCAAACATGGCGATTGCTGCGGGCTCGGTATAAACAATTTGTAATCCTTTTTCAATATGATACTCATACCGGCCATTTGGAGTATTTAATCTTTCGCCGTATTTATTTATAAGCTCATCATTACAGAGACGATCATATACTTTTTTACCAAGCTCATCGGTTTTTAAGCCACCATGAACCCGCTCATGGTAATGGTCGAGTGCTTTGTTAAGCTGTGTAATAAATTCATCTATAAACAAAAATCTTTTTTTGGATGAGCGCAGCCTGCCTTCGGGGTTTGCATTAAGCGAAACATAAAACTCCATTCCATCCTTGAGCATCTTCTCATGTTTCTTGATCTCTTTATTTGCAGTTGTATATTTGCGAAGCATATCACGGGTTTCCTGCGGCATCTCATCACGATTGTTTCCGGTGTAGCCGGGCAATGATTTCAACAGGTGATCCAGAATATTGTGAAAGCTTTCTATCATCTTGCTTCGCGCCAGCTTGCGGATTGACTTACGCTTTTTACATTTCAGTACATCCAATAACTGCTGCACCCTGTGCGATGTATAATCTCTGCCACGATCAAAGTTGACCTCTTTTGGTACTCCCCAAATCCGCGTTATTGAACAGATTGCATTTGCAATAGCATCACTGTTTGGGGTTCTGCAAAGTTCAAAATGATACCTTCTTGTTGATGCGTCCATTCCGCCGCTAAGCCAGGGCCTGAAAATGTACCGTCCGCATTCGGAAATAACAACGGTATCACACTGCTTTGCATCCATACTTATTAGATCATTTGGCAACAGGCGTGAATAGTCAAGTTTCATAGCTCGTTGGCGTTTTAATCTGTAATTTTCAAGGCCATGTCTATTTTTAAATAAAAGATCGCCATTGTTTTTCTTTATTGACGTGAAGTATTTTTTTGCTGTAGCATAACTGCCCATTAAAAGTTCTTCACCTTCTGTTGTTATGTATGCTCCATTTTCATAGATAGTCGGGAATATCGCATGAACATTTGAGTCTGATAGGGTTAATACATATTTCCCCTGTCCATTGTTTTTTATGTCATAAGGAATCGTTCCTTTGTGCAGGAACTTTAGAGAATTTTCCATTAACGCATCATGAGTTTTTTTGTAAGAGGTAATTATACATTGACATTTTCCAAAGAACCCCTGCATTGTCATAAGAACTGAATTTGAAAATGACTTTGATTCATTTTTATCTTTCCGTTCTTTGCGCATCAGCGCGTTGATGCCATCAGATTTATATGCAGTGATCTTATTAAGAAGTGAAACATACGTATATTTCAGGCCCTGCTCTGTGGCAAGCTTTTCAATAGCCTTGCCTTTTAGATTCTTCTCAATACACTCCATTATAAAAGCCTGCAGTGTTAATACTTCTGCGCTTACGCCAGTTACCGGAGCAAGTTTATCGGTTGTGGTTTCTTGTTTATCAAAATTATCCTGCATGTATTTTAGATTATTGTTCATAGAATCGTAAGTGTTTACTTATGAATGCTCTCCCTGTGTGTTAATTCACCAATGATGTAATCCTTTGCGATCTCTTCTGATGGGAATGGACGGCGCACTGCTTCATCAAGCGTTGATGGTTTGCTGAATGTTACTTCATACCAGAGTACATCGCCATTGTTCGCATCAGAGACTTTGAATAATTCATAAGGCATGATAATCTGGATAGATTCATGCTTTAAAACAGGTGTATATTTTTTTGAATTATCTATCATGATTTTTGTGTTACTGTAACAGGTACTATCTGATAATTGACCCCACGCTGTGGCATGCCGTTTGATTCAGTATCGAACCCGACAATTTCTTTTGCTGATTTTTCTGCGAGTCCTTCGGTATCGTAAAAGCAGGTACCAAGATCTTTGCCATCAGCATCATAATCTGAACCAATGAACCAGTCATTACTGTGAGCATACTTTAAAAGTATTATAAATTTTTCCATGTTAGGCTGCGAGTTTAAACTTAAATTCAATATAATTTTTTATGTAATTGATAAGCCATTGCTTGATCGCAGATCTGGTTGATTCTGCCAGGCGGTCACCTGTCTTGATCCTTGAAAGGTATGTGCAGGTGATCCCATTATCTTCTGCAATACGCTTATCCTGCAGACCGGAGAGATCTATGAGGTGCTGGAGCTCGTGATCGTAGAAAGTGTTAACTTTGTTGTGCATTTTTTAATTTCTTTAGGTAACTATATACCCTGTTGGGACATAGAATTATTCAAATGTCCTTGCTTCTAAATCATAGCCCTTTTCAAGTAACTGTATTAACATTAATCCTAATGCTTCTGCAAATTCTGGATGCTGAACAGTTAATCTGCACTCATTATAAAATCCATAAGCAATATCATAGCTATCGGGATATTTTGTCATTCTAAGCCATAAATCCAAATTATCATATCGTATCATTTCAGGCAGTATTATTGCTAATTCACCCGCCGTAAAAGCAGAACTATGTTTATCATAATCGTAATACCTATCAATATCGGCACTACGATATGAAAGAATTTGTAAATCCCTTGAGTAATAAAACAAGCTCTTTTGTTTAACCCCAAAGGTTTTGATGTTTTTTGCTAAATCTAATGATATTACTAAGTCTTTATTCATTTTGTCCCAACTGATATATAGTTACCAAATTTAAACTGGTTGAGTACAGCTTTCAAAGGTATCTTCCGGAGATAATATTACAGTTAAGAATTGTGGATTACCTTTTGATAAAAAAACATTTCCTGCAGGAAATCCTTCAGGTGGTTCTTGCCCAACCGGCTGTAGGGAAAAGCGATAGTCAGATATGATTTCGCCGCATAACTCACATCTTTGTATTAAAGAAGTGTCCATGTCTTTAACCACATGCATAACATAATGTTGTTTAGGTTGAGATACCCTTTCTTCAAAAGAATCAGGATTTATAAAATTCATTTTTTATCTATCAACTTTCCAAGTTTATAATTAGCCTTCATTAACCTATTCACTTCTGTTTTCATGTCCTTTAAATTAGTCTCTTCAGGGTGAGCGTCCCAATTTTCAAGAATGATTTGCATCATATCTTCAATATCAGTTATCTCTGTGTGGATTTCAGTTAACGATACTGCAGGGTTTGCATCGCTTACCGGAATACCATAAACTGAAACTACTGTAACAAAAGTTACTGCCAGCATAAAGGCGATATACTTAAAATTAATTTTTTCTCTTTTCATTTTTTATTGGGTTTAATTGTTCGATAAAATTTTGAACATCATTCAAACAGCTTTTATTGAAAATCACGCTTTGCTTAAATTGGGTGAAACAATATTCCTTCCAGGGCTTATGCCAAAATATTATAGCAAGCACATCATTTGTTTTATTGTTCCGGCATTCATAAGCAGGTTTATTATTAACTATTTTATTCTCACCGGCTGCCTCTGCGAAATGGATGTACTTATATTTTGAATTCATTTTATTTGATGGATTTTAATTTGTGCCCGGTTCACCTTGTAACTTCGCAAATTTCCGCAAGCGGATTTCTCATGCTGAAAATTATCTTTGCGCCTTCTTCACTATCAGCCCAAACGGTTTCTTCAGAGCTCCCCTCTGTATCGGGGTAGATATAAAATACTGTGAATGGAAACATAGACTTTTAGTTTTGAGTTATTGAAATGTTGGTGATCCGGATAAATGCATTTGGTGAATTATTAATGTAGATCTTTATGTAAAGGTTTACCGCATCAAATGAATCGTTGATCTCAACAACATGATGCCCAGGTATTTCATTGGTGTATTTCTGAAAAGCAAAGTGCACCTGGTTATCTTTCATGTAAGTAAGCTGAACATATTTGTGTGAGTAACGCTGTGCAAAATTTATTTCAGCGTCAAATTCTATACGGATGTTCTGACCCGCTGAAATTATATCATGATTATTTTGTTTGTTGACCGTTCCGATTTCCGAAGTGTAAATCGAAAGCGAATCTCCGGTGGATGTTTTAGTTTCGTTTAGATAGCCGGAAGATGTGCCGGTTAAACTTTCGCCGCAGGATGCAAGCGAAGCAAGCATACAAATACAAAAGAAAAATATTAAAATAAATGTGAGTACTACCGGGTAATTTGTTCTGCGATTGTTCATGATTTAAATCCTTTCTATTGATTGTTTATAAATAAATTTTACCGATATGACCGATGGAATCAATTGTGAAATTTCCAACGTGGTCAATTTCTTTTATAACTTTTTTTGCATTGTCGTTTACTTGGTCAACAAAATCTCCAGGCACATAAATATCTTTTGTGCTTTCGTCTAATCCTTTAAGCGTGACCTTCCAGAAATTTTTAGCTTCCATAATTATTGATTATTTATAAATGATTCTAAAATTTTTTTTGTTTCAATCAGATTCATTGTTTCATCATCATTAAAGCTTTTATGCTTTATCGCGATGCCAAGAAGCTTGACGTAAAGTGGTGCATCGGCGTATATAATATTGTTAAGGTCTTTTTTTTCTGTAAGGATAAATGCTATCTTTAATAATACTTTTTTTTTGGTTGACTCTGCGCCGTTGTATTTGTTATTAATTACCGAGTTGACAACTGTATGATCAACCTTTAAATCTTTTGCTATTTGTCTGCCGCTAAGATCTTTTGCTTTAAGCAATGATTTAATTTCCATCGGTGTGAGGTTTTGTAAGTCTGAAAGCTCCATCTGAGTACCCCCGTACTATTGTGTTAATTTTAACTTGAACAAAAATATGCACAAATTAGGGAATTGTCAATAGTAAAATCCACAAATTAGGGAACTTATTTGTCTAAGTATATATGACTTACAGAGTTATTAATATTTGTAACGGAATAGGGGCTTAACGGGGCTTTGGGGAGTTCTTGCATTACCATGCAGGTGCGGCTGGTTTCGTCAAATTTCACCGCCTTTACACCGCTTTAGAGTTGATTTTAAAAACGTATTGGTTTATGTTTGTAGTACACAAATTAGGGAACTGGAACTTTCAACCAAAATACGAAAACTAAGGGGTGATCTCACACTTAAAGAATTTGCTGTGTTGTTAAATACAACTCATCAAAATATTCAGAGGTATGAGCATGGCACTAAGCCAATGCCGGAGTTTTTTGCTATCGTCAGGAAAAAATTGGGTGTTAATGCAAATTGGTTTTTTGATGATAATGAAGAGATGTTTGAAGCCGAGCAGCCGAAGGAGTTAATTGAAAAATATGGTAAACATTTTAAACGTGTTCCTGAGATCGCATTGGCTGATTGCGGGCTGCCGGCAACTCAATGGGAGCACAACGAAAAGAATTTTATAATTGTTGACGGGCTGAAAAGCTATAAATATATTTTTGCGGTCAAAGCGGCCGGCGACAGCATGAAACCTTACATTGAAAAAAACGACCATGTTGTCTGCGCTGAAATTCCATTCGATAATATTAAAGATTACACAGCCGTACTATTATTGTATAAAAGTTCACCCGGCACAACTGAGGCAAGTGTGAAATTATTCTACAGAGATAAAGCAGATAAGGATATTATTATGATTTACAGTATCAACACAAAATATCCACCCGTTCAGGTGAAGCTTGATCGCGTACAAAAAATTTACAAGGTTGTAAAAATTATCCGGGATGTTGCATGAGGAGGCCTTTTGGTATTAATCCGCTTGGTAATAATAGAGTGATTGGGATTATTGTTATCGCTGTTATAATACTTGCATTATTAAAATTTCTTTGGGATAAATTTTTATAAAACGTTCATGAAAATAATTATTGTTGCATTAATTGCGTGTGGTTTAATCTTAATCTCTTCATGCACAAGAAACAAAAATACCGATATAGTCGAAATGAAAACCGAATCTAAAAAAGACGATATTCCGTTCTATGAAATTGTAAATGACAGATCTTCCGGCGGTGCGTTGTTATATGATGTCTATATAAAGGATGCGGACCATGTTATTAAAGTGAATGATAGATTAATGGAATTAAATAAATCTAAAAGTTTCATAACGATAAATTATTTTGTGGATAGATCTATCGCAAGAGATTATTTTAAAAAACAATTTGACGATAAGATTACTGCATCAGAAAAGAATAAACTGTTTTCGTATTATGTGGCTATGATGAAGAAAACCTCCGGCGGATTGCATGCATTAAGTAAAAATGAAGGGGGAAGTTGGAAAGAAATTAAAAGCTATTAACTTGACAAATTTATTTTTTCTATTATATTTGTAATTATGAATACAATAGTCATAGATAATTCTTTTAACAGCTTTAAAGAATTCATGCATTTCATAAATCGCCACCCTGAGATAGTCAATACAACGAAAAAAGCATACGAAGCAATGGGCGAAGAAAAAGAATACGATGAAATTGTTATGATTCTGTATCGGCTTACAGTAACTCCGGAAACAAAGTGTAACTGGAAAACTATAAGATTTGAGAATGGCAGCGGTGTAAATATTTCAGGAGGTCATTAAATAACGCGTGTAAAACTTTTCCCAAAAGGCGGTCAACTGATCGCCTTTTTTTATTATACCATCCGGTATCACACCACTTGGTATAATTTCTAATATTTCCTTGCATCACAAATCAATCAAATAAACAAATCTTCACACCTTAACAAAAAGTAAGGTGACAAAGGCAAGCCGTTGTTAGTACTTTTGTATTAATTCTTGACAATACAAGTCAAACAATTTTACAAAAACATAAGCATTCATGCCGGCAAAACTTAAAGATATTGACATTTCGCTCATCAGCATTGTGGATAAAGGCGCGAACCTGAAAGAGTTTGTTATCAAAACTTTTGGTGCCAAATCACCCAGCTTCGAGCGCCAGGTATCCATTGCAAAGGTTGATGAAGAAAAAAGGATCATCTACGGCATAGTTTACTCGCCGGATGAAATAGATGCTCATGAAGATTATTCTGATGCTGCCGAGATCGAAAAGGCGGCTCACAACTTCCTCCGTAAATCCAAAACCAACGCCGTTGATACCCAGCATAACCTCACAATTGCAGAAGGCTGTACTATAGTAGAGTCTGCAATCATAAAAGGCAGCCATGAATATTTCCCGAATGAAAAGGACGGCTCCTGGTATGTGGCTATAAAAGTAGATAACGATGAGATCTGGAAAGGTATCAAGGATGGTACTTATACCGGTCTCAGTATGTATGGATTTGCTAAAAAGGAAATTGAAGACGTTGCCAAACAGGAGGATGCCTTGTATAAACGTTTTATCAACAGGCTTGTTAAAAATTTTGGTGCTGATTCCGAGCTCTCCGAACAGGACAGGCTTATAAAAGATTTCAACGCCCGGTATGCCAGGCTTGACCATATGACTATTATAGATGCTTTAAGTTCTGCTAACTATGACGTGATATGGAATGACACGATCTCGCTGGAAGATAAAGCATCTGTTATGATCGAAAATCTTGAACAGGCAAAGGCAAAGCTTGAAAGCATTGAGATCGATGTAGTAAAAAGTATCATAGCTAAAGCCGGTAAAACTATCAGCGCAGCTAATCTTAAAAAGATCCAGAGTGCATATGATGCGCTTGGCGATATTATTGCCCTTGCAGAAACAGCCACAGAGAAAGCAGAAAAATTTATAAAAAATAAAAATTCTACCACCATGGAAAACGTAAGCAAAACCGAGCATGACAAAATTGTAACCGAAAAAGATGAAGAGCTTAAAAAGCTTAAGGAAGAGAACGAAAAGCTTAAGAAATCTTCCAAAGGTTCGGCGCAAATAGCTGATGAGCCTATTGATAAAGGCGAAGATGCCGGAAAGAAAAAAATATTTAAATGGCTTGGCGGTCCCACAAAGCCAAAGCAGTAAGAAAATAAAAACTAAATTTTTTTAAAAATAAAGGAGTAAGTAGAGCATGCCTCTTGAAAACGCAGAATTAGAAGATATTGTAAAAGCCGACATAAGTACCGCAACCGGCGGCCAGATGGAACCCGAAGAGCTCCAGACTTTTATTGACACCGGAGTAGAGCAGGTCAATGTCCTCAATGAGGAGTTTGTCGTTAACGAGGTTACTGCATCGGAAATGAACATTGACATTGCGGATCTGACCGAAGAAAATATGCGTAAAGGTCAGGAAGGCGTGGAGGTTACTGATCCCGTTGGCATGACAATCAAAAGGCGCAAATTAAAACCTGTCGAAGTAACGGTTCACTACCGTATTACCGATAAGTTTTTGAGACGTAATATAATGCGCAGCGGAGCCGAGGAGTTTATAAATAAAAAATTTTCCGGCCAGTATATGGTTGACGCATTTAACCTTGCTCTTAACGGGGATACTTCCCTTAGCGAGGTTGATTACCCGTTCCATTCGATCAACGATGGTATTATCATAAAAGCTCTTGCCGATGATGATGTCAATGATGAGATCGCATTCAATAATGACGATAAGCTTTCGGTTATATTCGCCAGTATGCTGGATGCTATGCCTGAAAAATATTCAGGTGACGAAGATCTTCTCAGGATTTACCTGGCCCCGAGTCTTTATAAAAAGTACCAGAGGGAAATGGCTGGCAGAAATACTACCCTGGGCGATCAGATGATGGTTGCTAAATCAGGTTTGTATTATGAAGGTGTTAAGCTTGTCAAGTTTTCAAAACTGAAAAATGACAAGATCATGCTTTCAAAAGTCGGAAACTTTCATCTCGGCTATGGTTTAACCATGACCGTAGAGTCCGAAAGGAATATTAAGGCAAGGGCAAAAGACTTCGTCATAGCCGGAGAGCTTGATGCTAACTACGCTATAAGCGAAGCATTAATTCTCGCAAAAAAAGCATAAAAAGTATTATCGCGGAGTAGAGAAGTGGTATCTCGTCAGGTTCATGACCTGAAATACAGGTGTTCGATTCACCTCTCCGCTACTAAAAAAATCTAAAATGGCAATTGAAGGTTACATAGCGGATGTTGCAAAGGTAAAAGTTCTGGGTAACATCCCTACCGTAGATGATGAAGCAACAGTAGAAGCGTTCTTTCCACAAGCACGAAAAGAAGTAAAGAAGTTCATGGGCAAAGAGCTCTATGAACTTTTTGCAAGCGGTGATGAGTGGGCTGCTGATGCCGATTATGATGACACTGATACCGAGCTTATGCAAACCGCAGAAGCATATATGGTTCTGGCATATGCGGTTGGCCCTCTCAATGTAAATTCATCCGGCGCAGGGTTTGTAAAATCAACCGGCTTCGGAGATTCAAGGAAAGAGGTATTAAGCCAAAACGATATTAGTGAGCTTAGTTTTGAGTACCGCAAACGGGCAGAGGAGTTACTTGAGGATTATGTTACCGATACCGATACCGATGAAGATTGTAACCCAGATACAGTTCAAGCCGGATCACTTAAAATGTCTGCAATATAAAAAAGTTTAATGGCTGAAATAATAGTTACCGATAGTCGTGAACAGTTTCTCAGCCAGGTAGAAGATCAGATAGAAGTTTTTTTGAGGCGCGTTCTTTTAAAAATGAAAAATACAGCCGAGGATATTCTTTCAACGGCAGGCCAGAACGGCAAGAAGTTCGCAACCAATTCAACGCATGAGCTTAGAAAGAACCTGCGTGAAGATGTTTACCGCGAAGCCGGAAAGATAATTGGGGTTTTGGGAGTTGGCGCGAATGTGCCTTATGCCATTTACGTTCATGAAGATTGTAAGCCGCATTTCCCACCGTTAAGACCCATCCGGTTATGGATAATGCAAAAAGGTTTCTTGAAGTACGGCGGGGATAAGGTTAACAAAGGGTTCCTTCGCAAGAAATTCAATTACAAAAGGGATAGGCTTGCGCATCGTGAAGAGGGGAAGGAAGCTCACAGTTTAGTGAACAGCGTTGCATACGCGATTGCGAAAAAGATTTCGATTCATGGCACAAAAGGGCTGCCTTTTTTAAGAATGGCACTGAATCAAAATGTTGACTGGGTTGCATCACAATTTCAAACAGAGTTTCAAAAGGGATAAATGTTAGGACATGAATTTTTACATACCGCAATTAATGAACAGCTTGGCGCAGGTAACGAGCTTGAAGGATGCGATTACCTCTCAGATACAGATTATATTACAATACCTGCGGATAAAGAATTTGCGATCGTAATTATCGAAGAGCCGTTTGACTTCCAGCAGGTTGCATCAAATGTTAACTCAACAAAAAAAGCCGAAGAGTATATAGTTAATGTTTTAATAAAGGCGCTGCCGGATAACAAATTAACAAACGAGAATCTCAAAGGTTTTAGAGATACGCTCCAGGCAGCATCAGAAAAAGTAGTCAGGATCATTGCAGCAAGAAGTAAAACTTATAACGGTGTGGCAAGTGTAGCTTTTGGGAAAGCAGATCCCGGGCTTATGAGTATCGAATCAAGATCGTTTTATGTAATGCCAATACCCGTTAAAATAACAGCCATGTATAAACCAAATTAATTTCATATAAGGAGAATAAAAAATGAAATCCATCTTAAGAGTATTACTGATTTTCGCAATATATTTCACAGTGTTTCCTTCGCTGGATAAGCAGTCAGAAGTAAAGGCGCAGTCATCTGTCAACATTTCACAGAGCTCGCCCACTTCTAATTCCACAAGCGTTGCGGAGTTTTCGGTTTTGTATTCATCCGACTCGTTGCTTGAAGGGAAAACGAACTCTATAAGCGTTCTTCCATATGCGGATTATCTTGCAAGCTTTAGCTTTTACGCAACAGGCAGCGCGGTAAAAAACTTTAGGGTTAACGCATACCTGAGCAACTATCTGACTACCGATACAACCTACTGGACTTTAATGCAGGGCTGGGATACTACAGGCTTATACACGGGCAAACCCATAAACGATACAGTGTTGGTTAAGTGGAACGGGCTGCCTATGAGATATTTATATTTTAAAGTAAAAGGGCTCGCCGGTAACGGGGAAGATGTGGTATTCTACGGCAGGGTTTCTATGATACGAAAACAGTAGTATCCACTTGATTCCTGTTTCACCAAACATTTTTATTAGAAAAATAAACGGAGATTAACCAATATGGCCGGAGAATTCACAGAACAGAACATAAACATTGGCGAAGGCGATTGCGAACTGCAGGGGCCGGATGATAATGATTATGTGAACGTAGGAGCTTGCCGTGATGCAGAGCTTGACGCGAAGCTTAAAAAGCTTTTCGTAAAAGACGGCAGGTATTTAATGCCTATCAAAAGTTTTACCATCGATAAAGAATTCAAGTTTAATATTCTGCTTGTGGAAACTCAGGCAAGGAATCTTGCTATTGCCCTGGGCGTAGATCCGGCAGATATAATCGATGACGCTGAAAAAGAGACTATCAAGATCTTTGGTAATGTCATTGAAGATATTCCAAACTTCAAGCTTAAATACACCGTGCCTAATGTGTATAACAAGGAGAAGAAGATCAGGTTTATTTTTACCAGGGTTGAGATTTCCGGAGACTTCAAGCTTGCATTCCAGAACGATAAGGAGTGGGTTTACAAGCTTGAGTGTATGGCTCTTCCTGATCCCGATGCCGCAGGCTTGGCAATGGAAATCCAGATGGATAAACTCGCTTAACAAAAGATCTTTTTAATTTTTTAAACTCAAAAATTTATATGAATAAAAATTTAAATATAAGACTGCAGTATTTAGTTGCTGCGGTCTTATTGCTTTTTATAAGTGCCGGCTCATTCTCGCAGTTGAGGCTTTACCAGAAGAAAGAAACCGCAAAGTACATACAGACATCAAGGGATACTTTGATCTCGCCGTATATACAGGGTACAATTATGCGGGGAATTATAACCAATGACAGTGAAACCGGATACCTGGAAGTTTGGCTCTCCAAAAAAGATTCTACGATGCTGGATAGCACAAGTTATGCCAGGGTTGGTCCGGGCTCCAAACTAAGGTTTGAGTTCCAGGGTAAGAGGATCTTTCGCAATGCGGTCAGTGATTCCGTTTTCAGCCAGGTTCTGTATGGCGATAATGTTGATATTGGACCCGGCGGGAAAAGAGCATCCGGTGCGACATTTAATGCTTATGGTTATGCCCATAAAGATAGCGCGAATTCATTTACCGAGCCGCAAACTTTTGATAGTGTTTCCATTACCGATGAGATGGTTGCCGATACCGTAAGAACAAATACCATATTGCCAAGAGTTACGGGAACAATGAATATTTTAAATACTTCAACAGAAAATACAGTTATCGGCAGATTAGATCAAACAAGTTATATGAGCGTGTATGGAACAAGTTCAGCTAACGCAATTTTTTTCGCAGTTCAAAATACTGAACAGATGTATATACAAACCACAGGAACATTATTTGGAGGTATTTCAGTTACAGGAAAGCCTTATATACATTCTACTCCAACGCTATCGACAGTGCATTTTAGTTTTGCCAATGATCCAAATACGGGAATCTACCGGCCAGGTGCGGATAGCTTGCAGCTTGTTACAAACGGAGTTGCAAGGGCTACAGTTTCAACGACGAGTTTTGATTTTAATCTCCCGATGAGGCCGCCTCCAATGACTGAGACTGCAAGAGATCTATTAACTCCGGCGTTTGGCTGGATCATCGCAAACACAACCACAAGCAAATTGAATTTTTATAACGGCTCTGCATGGGAAGTTATAACAAGCGCGCCGTAAATTAATTTTTAATTCATCATGAAATCAACTGGAAAGACAACACCGGAAAGGCTGGCGATCATCGAAACGATTTTTGAAAATCTTGCTAAAGAAGTAAGTGAAATTAAGGATTCCATCCGCCACCTTAACGATAAGATCGAACTTAAAAATAAGGTTGATGACATGCATGGAATATTATTAAGCGGTAACCAGCCAAAAACACCACTGCAAAAATTAGGGAATACCGCAAGGGATATAAAGGACATAGTTATCGCATCTCTTACGATTATTGCTTTGCTTGCTTTACTATTGAAATTGGATTTTTCAGCATTTATAAAATAAGAAAGGATCTATCTGTATGGCAAATTTACGCAGCAAACTTTACATGCTTTTAATGTTGGTGTTTTTATTCTCATCTTCAATGGTAGCGGGGCAGGATGTTGGACTGGAAAACTCTGTGGATTCACCTGTAATTACTCAGGGCATCGAAGCCGCCGAAAACGGTGTTGATTACTGGACATCCGAAAAGGAAAACTCCTTTGTGTACAACACCCCCGAAACAAAACAGATCTGCCTTGAGATGGACGCAAGGTGTAACAAACAGGTATTGCAGTGGACTACGGAAGCCGCTGACCAGGTAAGAATAGGTCAGAGTTATGTAATTCATTCCTCGTCATATTGGGCAGCCAAGAGATACCTTGGATGGGCTTATAAAGCGAGAGAAGGACTCACTCTCCTGTATGAACGAACGCAGCTTCCGGCAATAAAGCTGATACTTGCCGGGCTGGATAAGGCTATAAAATATGCCGAAGATCTCGTAACCCTTTTCGAGTAACCAAAAAAATTAATCACGAAAGGAAACTTTTTTATATGAAAAACTTCAAAACTACACTCGCCGCATTTATCGGGTTTGCGATAATCCTGGTAAATAAATATTCAGGGTTAGACCTGCCCGAAGAGATAGTAACAGGGCTTGCTATCACAGGCGTTGCTCTCTTTACAAAAGATTATGATACAACCGGCACCGGGATCAATGCAGAAAAACCCAAAGGAGACTAAACAATGAAATTAATCCAGCGCGGCTCCCAGGGCACTGAGGTAAAAAAATGGCAGCGGTTTTTAAATGATAACGACCATGATTGCGGTAAGATCGATGGTAAATTTGGCGGCAGAACGCAGGCTGAAACTATTGAATGGCAGCGCGAAAGTGGACTTGTTGCTGATGGTATTGTTGGAAAGCTTTCTGTTCAAAAAGCCGAAACGCAGGGTTTTGAAAAGCAGCAGTCATATACCCGTGAGGTCAATGAACTTATTATTCATATCACCGCATCAAATGATAACGCCACTGTTGAGGATATTCGCGCAGGCCACATCGCGCGCGGATTTTCCGATATTGGCTACCATTACCTGATCGATGGAGAAGGTGACTGCCATCCCGGCAGGGACGAAGATGTAATTGGCGCACATTGTGCCGGTTATAATGTTGGCACTATCGCGCTTGCATATATTGCCCGGGGTGATGACCACAAACCGAATGCACCTTTTGGTGAATTTATGACCGAAAAACAGAAGGCCGGTTTGATCGCCAAAGCCAGGGAAATAATCAAAAGAAGGAATCTTACAAAACATGACGTTAGCGGTCACAATAATTACAATCTTGGCAAAGCCTGCCCATGTTTCCAGGTTAAGAAATCAAAGGAATTATTAGACCAGCTTGAAGCATGAAAGATTTATTTGCCGTAGCGGGCTATGTTGTAGTTTTCCTGCTTGCTGCCTGGGGCATGCTTGATTTGTTACTAAAATTTTTTTAAATACAGGCTGGAATTTTTCCGGCCTGTATAAATTATAAAACAGAACAAAAACATGAATGAATTTACAGTTAAAATCGGTGATAAAGAATTTACAGCAAAAGAACCTACCTTTGATGAGATAGATACCATCAAAGAAAAAACAGGGCTTGACCTGCTTAAAGGTAATACCCAGCAGCAGGAGCAAATAGTTATGGATGATTCAAACGCTCTTTGCCTGCTTATGGCTTATGTGTTAAAGCCGGTTGATAACGCGCCAATGACAAACGAGGAAAAGATCGCTTACTTCCGTTCAAATGGCACACTCTCTTTATTTACCGAGGTGATCCTAAGTTTTTTCGGGTTCTTCAAACAGCGAATGAACGAATCCAAGGGCAGATTCCAGGTGAACTCAAACCAACCCGCAAAAACAAAAGCAAAGTAAAGCCGTTAAATGGCTTTGAGATCTCGCTTAAAGTATCCGGCGGTAATCCAACAGAATTAAGATCCGCATATTCCGAATTACCGTTTAGCTTTACCGCTCTTTTGTATATAAAAAAAATAAGTTTTGAAGGTGACGAAAGATCCTTTTTTATCAATCACACTACAAAACTGGTATTGCTTCACCTGGATAAGATCGGGCAAATGATGTTTGGTAAGGAATACAAACACAGCCTCCTTGAGCAGTTTGAAAGCGCCCAGAAGGTTAAAGGCTCTGCCGGGCAGGAAACAAAAAAGAGATCCGGGGCAAAGAAGAAAGAACCAAGTACCGATCTTGAAGCGAAGAAACAAAAGCAGGATAAGATGTTAAAAGCTTTCAGTGGTTTAGGAATTCCAATTAAAGAGGTATAAAAATTAATGGCTGCAAATTTTGGTGAAGCTCAGTTAAAGTTATCGGTCGATATACCATCGTTCCGTGCGGAGCTTGGCCAGGCCTTTGATGCTGTTAATGAATGGAAAAACGCCCTTGTAAATAACCTCCAGTTCAATGTTGATACAAACCCTTTAAAGGAAATTCCTGGCATTGCAAATGAGGGTGGCGAAGCTGTTAAGAACCTGGGCAATGAATCTAAATCAGCCATTGATAAGATGGCTGATTTTACCGTTATAAAAGGGATCATTGATGGCGTTACGAATTCCTTTACCCAGATAAAAGATTATGTTATGGGTTTTATAAAGGATTTCGGCGCGGCTGAACAGTCCTCGGTGAAGCTCCAGAACAACTTGAAAAATTTAGGGCAGCAGGATTACTTCTCCACTCTGGTTAAACAGGCGGAAGACCTTTCAAAAATAACTCCCTTCGATGATGACGACATCATTAACGCCCAGGCTATGCTTGGCACCTTTCAGCTTTCCGGCGAACAAATACAGGCTTTAACTCCCCGTATGCTTGATCTGAGTGCTGCCTATCAACAGGCAGGGCAAAGTGGAATGGGACTGCAGCAGATCGCTGTAATGATCGGTAAAGGCGCAGGCACTGAGATGGTTGCCGGGCTTACCCGTGTGGGTGTTGTAATGACTGAAACTGAAAAGGATTTTTTGAAAACGGCTACCGGCATGGAAAAAATCAATGCTCTTTCAAAAATTCTGGATAATAATTTTAAAGGGCTCGGCCAATCAATGGCCGGCACTACTTTAGGCCAGATGCAGATGTTTGAAAATCAAATGGAAAACATCCGCGAAGAAATAGGCGCGCAGCTTGTGCCGGTATTTAATTTCTTTAAAGGCGCAGCCGAAGGCGTTATGAATATTTTTAAGGAGCTCCCATCCACAATGCAGCTTGCTATTGTAGCCATTGTTGGTGTTGGTGGCGCGCTTGCTGCGCTCATCCCGATCCTGGCGGCCCTGGGTGTTGCATCCGGCGGTACGCTTATTCTTGTTGGTGCAATTGTAACTGCACTTGCCGGTCTTGGTGGTGCATTTATTGCAAACATTGATTCCATAAAAGCTTGGATAGTTGAGGTTGTTGGTGGTGAGCAAAATATTCAAAAGATAAAAGAAACCGCAGATGAACTTTGGAATATGCTTGAGAGCTTTGCAAGCTTTATCCAGGCTGAATTGGTTAATGCATATAAGGATCTAGTCTCAAGCGGTGATGGTATCAAAGTAAATATTTTACAAATTATGGAAAGTTTTAAAACTCTTGTTAAAGAAGGTATAACTTTGGCAAGGGAGCATATTCATTCTTTAACAGAATCTACTAAACTCATCATAAAGGCATTTCAGGACTTCAAAAAAGAAAATTCAGATTTAGTTGCCGCTTTGGAATGGGTTGGCAAAGTTGGTTTTGCCGGGTTAGTAGTCTATATAAAAGGTACGATAACCGCTTTTGATGCTATTATAAATGTTGTGTCACGTGTTATAAAAGCGTTAACCGGCTTATGGGAAGTAATGAAGTCTCTTAATACAATTAATCTTGCAGATTTGGTATTCAACCCTTCAACATGGGAGGCGAAGGTTGATGCTTTTAAAAATGCTTTATCAATGGTGGGTGATGCGTTCAAGAGTCAAGATGTTGTAGGGGAACTTAGCCAGAGTAAAGATAGTTTTGTCACAGCCCCTACAAGAAAAGATCTTGGTATGCCTGAGATTGGATTGAGAGAACAGGTATTATCAGACAATAAAAAGAGCCCCACTGGAAAAGATAAAGGCTCCGGCAAAGGTGATGATGCGGATAAGGAAGCTGAAAAAATCGAAAAGGAAATGCTTGATGATAAGCTTGACGCTCTGGAAAATGAGCTTAAGCTTGCAGGTGATGTTGCTGAAAAGCGCGCTGCTATAATTCAATCCTATCAAACTGAATTATCAACCCTGCTTACTGCTTTACAGTTCGATGAAAACAGGGAAAAAGTTCATAATAAATTGGTTGATCTACAGTCAGATATGAATAAAATAACTGATGAGACTTCTAAGAAACAGAAGGAATCCAATGAAAAAAACAATGAAATGATTTCCGATGTTACAAAATTTATTACTGATAGACAGAATAAAATATTAACCGGCATCGATAAAGAAACTGCTGATATTGAAAAAGCTTATACTGCAATGTATGAAAAAATTGCAAAGTCTAAATTAACAACAGACCAACAATCGGAACAAAAAGCTTTACTGGATACTCAAAAGCAGGTAGATCTCGCAGCGTTAAGCACCAAGTTTGCAACCCAGGGTGAAATGGATCTTGCAAAGCTTCGTATGGATAACGAGAAAAATGACTACAACCTGAAAATAAAAAATATCAACGAGAAATTCAAGAAAGAGAAAGATGATATTAAAGCGAAGTTTGGCGAAACAAAAGTAACAGAAGATCTTTTAAAACAGCTTGAAATAGCGCGAGTTAAGGAAGTCCAGAAAGTACAGGCTGAAAATCAGGCTTTAATGATTGGGCTGATTCAATCAGGATGGGGCACTGTTATGACTGCAGTCCAGGCAGGCTTTCAGCAAATATGGGTAAGTGTTTTCGGTCAGGCTAACAGCCTGTTTGAGCAGTTTGTTCAAACCGTAATAAGTAAGCTTCTTGAAATTGCAGCAAGTAAACTATTCACCACCATTATCGAAGCTGTAAGCGGAGGCGGGGGCGGTGTTCTTGGTTTCTTGGGGGGTATTTTCAAAGCTAAAGGCGGCAGGGTTAAAGCGGGCCAGCCGTATATCGTTGGTGAAGAAGGGCCGGAATCATTTATCCCCGATATTAACGGATACATCCTGAATAACCAGGATGCTATGGATGTAATTAGCGGTGGGATTGCAGGACTTGAAACGGAAATGAAACCGATCAGTATCCCAAAGCTCAATATTCCGGATGCTGGATTTGCGGGTACTGTTTCTTCAAATATTTTTAATTTGGGTGGTGTCAACCCAACCGTTAATAATAAAAGTCTCAGCGGACTTTCACAGCAGGAATGGAATAATCTGATCGACAAGGATGTTCTTCCGCAGATTTCACAAGCTTTAAAAAGAATTGGTAAAAATGTTGTTGATGATACAATCAAACCAAGATAATTCAAAAATAAGGAGTAAAAAAAATGTTGAATAAAGTTAAATTAGTTTTGATCTTAAGTTTATTTGTAATCTGTATTACAAATCTGCAAGCGCAGGTTGATCCTCCCGCCGGTTACACGGTTTATTATGGCCTTAAGATGTACAATGAGGGTGACTATCCCAGCGCGGATAGCGTGAATGATAATTTGATTAACATCGATCAAGCTATAAAAGACAGGGCTATCGGGCTGGATTCATTTAGAACTGCATTTACAGGTTTACATGAAATGCCCTCGGGTAATTTAAAAAGTACTGTTTACGCACGGGGTCAGGGTTTTCTATTTGATACAGAGTTTAATTTTGGATTATTTCAGGGGATACCGTTCAACCTTATGACGCAAGGGGCTAAAAGGATAATCATAAACCAGTATGGCGTTGTAACAATTGGGACTGTTGATTCAGTTGGCTCACGCCCTTTATACTCAGGTGATCTTTTCGTAAAGGATGAGATAAATTTACAAGGAGAGTATTCCAGTTCTTTCAAATTCCGTCAGGATAGTGACCAAAACTGGAATTTTTATCCATTAGCATCAAGTGAGATCATATTCGGCAACACTGACGCAACAACCTGGTTTACAGTAAATGCCGGTGGGTATAAAACACAGGGAACCCCGGGCTTTCTTGCAAGTGCCCTTGGCTCTGTAACCGCAAGTGGTTTATGGCTAGCCGAAGGCGAAGGCGGGACAGTAGACCGCCAACTAAGCACTGTAACATTAACAATAAATGGGGTAACAAGAAATTTTTTAGTAACTCAAACACCGTAAGTTTTGGAAACTATATATATTATAATTGGATTTGCAGGGTTGATCTTTCAGGCCGGTATCCAATGGGGCATCAATTTACAGTGGAGGAAATCAACCAACGACAGGCTTGATAAGATTGAGCAAAAAATGGATTTTTACGATAAAGATGCTGTTGAATTTTATAAAAATATAAATAACAACAAGAGGAGGTAG